ATGAACCATGACGCATAGCGCGCTGATCCGTCCACTGTCATCTGCCACTGTCCTGGCACAATGCGGTGCTCGATACGGTTGATCAGTTCGGCTTGGCTGATGCTGTTGCCTGTAGGCGGCTGCACAGTGAGCGTGTAGCGATCTAGCAGCTCTAGTTGCAGCAGGGTTGACCAGTCAGAGGTTGCCGCCGTTACGCCCACAGAGACGGGCGAGATGTTGGTTAGCAGTTGCCCGTTGACCGTTGCCTGATAGGCAGCCAGTGTTACGGCCTGAGCCTGCGTAGAGAGTTGCGTGCCAGTATTCATGGCATTAGTGCCATACGCGGTCACGCTGGCTGAGTTTGTAGTCGAGGTCTGGCCGCCGCCAGTGAACGTCACAGTGATGTCATTACGGATGGCAGCAGCGTCATAGTTAATCTGCACCGATGGTTGGAACGGTATCGAGCCGCTGGCAAACGTGGCTTGGCTGGTGTTGCTCGATGTGTTGGTGTAGACGTAGTTGCGATCAGTGAACTTAATTACGCCAGCGCGCGTCACAAATAAATCACCATCCTCAGAATTATTGACCGTTTGCATCTCAGCAACAAGGTTGCTATTTGCTTGGGAAATGCCAGCAACGATTGCCACCGTGTCAGTTGACAGGCTTTGCAAAGAAGCAGGCCATGACGTGTAGCCGAGCAATCGAGCCATCCGTGTGTCGGTGTCCTCTTGTAAGTTGGCAGCGCCTACGTTGTAGAGATTAAGGATTTGCGCGGCAGTTAATTTTGTCAAATACATTGACACTTCTTGATACTGGTAAAACTTAAACACCACGCGCGCAATGGAGTTGTTGTAAAAGTTGCCAGCGCCTGCAACTGCGCCTGTGGAGTTCAGTTGCCCGTTGACATACATTGCTACTGCTCTTGTGGTTTTATCGTAGGTAAATGCAAGATGGTATGGCGCTGACCCGACAATGCTTGTGCTACTTGTATCTGCTCTTGCTGTTGTTGTGCTTTGTTGGCACTGTCCTCTGGCTGCACCAGTAGATCGATAATCAATCCACATATTGCTATTTGACTCAGTGCCAAATGCAAATGTCTCAAAGTTGGCAAGAGTCGTTGCAGAGTTAGGTGCGACCCACATTGCAAATGTCATGTCTTTTGTGTTGTTGTTTGTGTAGTCAAAAGTCTGTGCGCCAGATGTGTATTCGTTGCCAGAAAAGTTGATTGACTCTGATTGCAGTGCCGGCACGATTGAGCCGCTTTTTTGGAACAGTTGACTTGTTGCTGTTAGTGGCAATGGGCTGCTGCCATAGTCTTTGACCGTTAAGCCAATCACATCATCCATGCGGTAATAGTGCGTAGGCGCAAGGCTGATGGTGTAGTCATACACATAGTCCGGCAGCAGTTCCTGAGACAGCAGGCTCAGGCCATCGAAGCACGACAGCGTGGTAGTGGCAAACTTGCCTGCCTGATCCCACGCTGCAGGGAATCCATCTACAAATCCCCTGAACACTGCATAAGTCACCGAGCCGCTAATGCCCTCAATCTTGATCTGCCGTCTGGGTAGCAATTTGCCGTAGTAGGTGCCAGACGTGTAGAACGGATCAAAGAGGCGCGAGTTGTTATTGAGCACGACCTGAGCAGTGCCGATGAACTGGCTGTAATCGTCAGACCTACCGCGCGAGACATCAGCCGAATACACATACGATGTGATGTCAGTCCAGACTGGTGACGCAACGTATGGCCCATCGTCAAAGGCAATCGAGACTTTAGGTGTAGGCCAGGCCATTATGTCCCCATAAGACTGGCAAGTGAGCCTGTGCGCGCTTTGTACGCATTGAGCGCATCGACTACAGACTTGCCAATGGCTACAGGATCACCCACGCCGGCATTGACCGTGATGTTCACGCCGCGCTCAGCAGAGCCCGCGTTGCCGATGTTGGCTGTAGTAGTTGCGGCGCTGTCCACGCTTGGCGCGTTCATGTGTCCAATAGAGATTTCGCCTAGTGACGGTATGTCCTTACCAGGTTTCACAAGGTTGATGCCCTTGATAACTAAGTTGATGACTTTGATGAATGCGTTAGCCATGAACTCAAAGTAATCCGACACGCCATTGACCACTGTACGCACTACTGTGCCAAAGGTTTCAAACTTTTTGTAAGCCACAACAAGCGCCACGCCCAGAGCAACAATGCCGGCAGTAATCAGCACTGCAGGGTTTAGCGCCATTGCTGCGTTGACTGCCAATGTCGCTACAGCAAGTGAGCCAAGACCGACAACTACCGCTGCAAGTAGATCAGGATTAGCCTGCGCCCACTCTGAGAACTTTTGCACCACTGGCAACACTTTTTCCATGACCGGCAGAAACGCCTCGCCAATGCCTTCTTTAGTTTCTGCAAATGCGATGCTAAGTTTTTTCATGCCGCCTGCTGCAGTGTCAGCGGCTGCTTTGCCAGCGCCACCAAAGTTTGCCTCTAGTACCTTTTGCACCTCAGCCAGGCTTGCGCCATCTTTGATCATGGCCTTAATTTCTGGCGATAGCGCGTTTAGCCCTTTCATGTTGCCGGCATACGCTTTTGCCAGTGCGTCAGTGACATCGACTAGCGGCTTACCAGTAGCGGCTGCAACGTCTGTAGCAAGGTTCATCAGTTCAGTTGCTTTGGCTACATCTTTTGTAGCAACAATCAACTTTTGCAATGCTGGACGCGCTTCATCATCGGAGATTGCAGCAGACCTGCCCAAACCGCTGATGTATTTTTCTACGCTCTTGACCTGATCATCAGTTGCGCCTGTGCTTTGTTTGATCTGCCGCGCCAAACTTGCTTGCGCTGCTTGATCCTCAATGGCCGCTTTAACGCTTGATCCAATCACGCCTACTACAGCAGTGAGTGCGGCGGCTGCCGGTATGGCTGCCTTCTTAATTGCAAACTGTGCTTTCTCGCTAGTTGTCTCTAGTTGCTTAAACTGCTTAATGGCAGACTTGATGCCTTTGCTATCAAACTGACTGACAATAGGAATTGAAATCATTGCAACTCTCGATTCACTTTGTTGACCACACGCAAAGATGCCTGCTCGATCTCGCGCGTAATCTCACGAATCTTGCTGTACACCGCTGGCCCGAATAGCCGCGTGCGGCCTGCTGGTGGCGTAGCGCCCAGATTGGTAGCCAAGATGTTGCGCGTCTTGCGGCCTGCTGTCTCAAAAATGGCAGTGGCTTGATCTGTCTGCTGGATAGTAATAACCGATGCAGCATTGCGCCGTGTGTCTAGTTTGACCTTTACGCCCTTTTGCGCTTTTGCCACGCTGTAGGGAAATAGTTTGCGGCTGCCGTTTGTCCACGTCTTAGCCATGCCGGACAGTGGCACACCTAGCGATGCGTAGCGGCTGCGCGCCACGTCAAGCGCTGGCGCTGCAATCTGGTTGAGTTCTGCTGCGAATTGTTTGCGTAGTCCTGGCTCAATTTTGTTAAGCGATGCCACTGCCTCACGGATGCCTACGATCTCAGTGTTTGTGGTGACGCTCATCTTGTCTGCTTTCTGGACTCATTAATCAGTCTAATGCAAGACGCTAGGTCAGATGTCTGAAACTCAATGTGCGGCGGCCAATAACCAGTCTCGATCAATAACTGACAAAGAGCTAGTCGGTAGCCGCCTTCGTAGGGAGTGCATCGTCTTGATCTACCACTTCGAGCACTGTGAGCCGCTTGATGAACGTGTCTAATTCACCAGGTATAACGATGCCTGCAATCTTGCTGGCTTCGTATGCCATGAACGCTAGATCCTCAATGCCGATGCCAGCATCAGCAATGTTGCTGGCCTTGCGCTTGAACCTGCGTTCCCATGCCACGATGACATAAAGATTGGTGGTGACTTCGTATTCACCTTCACCTTGATTGACTTTAAGCGTTAGTTGCATCCTGCCGCCTGCTTTCTGTTAGTTGTTGATCAGGTTACGTCTGCGGTGTACGCGCCGCCTTGTGTCGAGACTGTGACCATGCCAAGTTCGCCAATGGTCGCAGCAATGACATCAATGCTTTCAAGGTATGTGCCGGTGAGCGTGAATCCAGGGTTAGTCGCAGAATCTGCAGCCGATGTCGGATTGACCACAATGGTGATTGCTGTGCCGACAAGATCTTTGAGCGTTGCGTATGTCTCAGATGCCGCGTAGGACATCATGAACTCGCCAGTGAACGTGGAGTTCTCCATGCCACCGACATAGACACGATTAGTGCTGCCAAATGCAGACGATTCAAGCGCCTCAATAGTGCGCGTAATTGTTGCTGACTTGCACTGGTCGCTGAGATCGACTGTGGCAATAAGCACTTTTGCGTTTGAGAGATAGGTTGTAGTTGCCATGATTAGTCCTCAGATCCGTCTGTGCCGGCTGTATCCATTGTAGCCGATTTGGGTTTGGTGTTTTTGGTTTCCGTGATGAATCCGTTGGCCAATAGCCAGGCAATGTTTGCGCCTTCTAGTGGCTCATACGGTTGCCCTACATGACCGATTCTGCCTGATGCAATTGTGTACATTGTGTTTCCTTTACGCCTCTGC